CACACGTTCAACCTTATCAACATCATACTAATGTTCCCGTTAATAATCCTATCAATGTATACTCGTTTGCTCTTAAACCAGAGGACCATCAACCAAGTGGCACTCTCAATATGTCTCGTATAGACACAGCTACTTTAATGGTTGAAGTTCAAGATCTTTCTGCTACCGGTGTAGGTATGCCTTTAGCTACAGAATATTCTTATACTGGTATTAATATATACGCAGTTAATTACAATGTATTACGTATATTATCTGGAATGGGTGGTTTAGCGTATTCTAATTAGTTATAATAAAATGTGTTATATAATTCCCTTTTTTTTTTCTCCTCTAATAGTATAAAGAATATAGCGTAAATGGGTGGTGGTCTTCTTCAATTAGTAGCTTATGGTGCTCAGGATGTTTATTTAACCGGTAATCCTCAAATTACCTTTTTCAAAGTAGTTTATCGTCGTCATACTAACTTCGCTATTGAAGCAATTCAACAAACTTTTAACGGAACTCCTACTTTCGGCAATCGTGTTACTTGTCAAATATCAAGAAATGGCGATTTAATACATCGCGTATATTTATCTATTATTGATTATACTTCTGGTGATACTACTGCTGAAACGGTTTGTCCTTATTTCGGTCTTCGCTTAATTAATTATGTAGAAATTGAAATAGGTGGTCAAAAAATAGATAAACATTATTCTCACTGGATGTATATATGGAATGAACTTTCATTACCTAAATCTAAAAAAGAAGCTTATAAAAAAATGGTTGGTTCTAATAATACCATCGCCAGATTACAAAATGCCAATCTCTATATACCTTTAGAATTCTGGTTTTGCCGCAATGTAGGTCTAGCGCTACCTTTAATTGCTCTACAATATCATGAAGTTAAGATAAATATTTTATTCGAAGAAAAAACTAAATGCCAAGGTTCGACTTCAGCTATAAAAGAACTATCATCTGTAAATTTATGGGTCGATTACATATTCTTAGATACTGATGAACGCAGAAGATTTGCTCAATTATCACATGAATATTTAATAGAACAATTACAATTTACTGGTGCTGAAACTGTAAATGCCGTAAGCATGAAACCAAAACTATCATTTAATCATCCGTGCAAAGAATTAGTCTGGGTTTCTACTTGCGACTATCATTTATCAGACCAACATACAAAAAATAATAATTGGGTAAATTATTCTACTACAGTAAACACTTATGCTACTGATACTACATTAACTGCTACTACATTACATGCAGCAACCAGCGTAGTTACTTCAACAAACCCTGTTGTATCCGCTAAACTTGTATTAAATGGCAATGATCGCTTTTCATTAAGACCTGGTTCTTATTTCAATTTAATACAACCTTATCAACATCACGAAAATATACCTTCAAACCCTGGTATTAATGTGTATTCATTCGCTCTAAAACCTGAAGAACATCAACCGAGCGGTACTCTCAATATGTCTCGTATTGATACTGCTGTTCTTAATATAGATATGACTCCAGGATATATCAATAATGGATTCTCTAAAAATCTTCATGTATATGCTGTTAATTATAACGTATTACGTATATTATCGGGTATGGGAGGTTTAGCGTATTCTAATTAAATTATATTAATTATCTTATACGTTGTTAAATTGCTATAATATCCCTTTTTTTTTTCTCCTCTAATAGTATAAAGAATATAGCGTAAATGGGTGGTGGTCTTCTTCAATTAGTAGCTTATGGTGCTCAGGATGTTTATTTAACTGGTAATCCTCAAATTACCTTTTTCAAAGTAGTTTATCGTCGTCATACTAACTTCGCTATTGAAGCTATTGAACAAACAGCAACAGGAGGTACTTCTCTAGGTTCGCGCGCAACTTTTCAACTAACCCGCAATGGTGATTTAATACACCGTATTTACTTTTACGGAAAAATAAAAAATAATTCAGATACCACTAGTACCGCTAATAAAGTTGCATTAGTTCCTAATTTTGGACAAAAATTATTGAAAACTATTGAACTTGAAATTGGGGGTCAACGTATAGATAAACATTATTCTGAATGGTTATACATATGGAATGAGTTATCTCTTCCTATTGGCAAACGCGAAGGTTATTATAAGATGGTTGGTGCAAATAAAGATAATAATTGCACACTATTAAATGGATCTGAATCTTATGAATTATATGTTCCTTTAGAATTTTGGTTTTGTCGCAATGTAGGTCTAGCACTTCCTTTAATTGCTCTACAATATCACGAAGTTAAAATAAATATCGAATATGAAACTGCCGCTAACTTATTTGATAAAGACACTAAAAATACAACTTTTAATGATTCTATAACAAAAAACAGTAATTACACCGCAAATAACATAAGTCTAGTAGACTCTAAATTATGGGTCGATTATATATTCTTAGATACTGATGAACGCAGAAGATTTGCTCAATTATCCCACGAATATTTAATTGAACAATTACAATTTACAGGAACTGATAATATAACTTCTTCTAACAATGCCGATGGTATGAAAAGTATGCGTATGAATTTTAATCATCCTTGCAAAGAACTTGTATGGGCTATAAAAAAAATTGATGACAGTGTATATTGGAATAACTTTTCTACTGCAACTCCATTATCGGGCGTTCCTGCAGCAACTCTAAATGATTATTATAATTCAACAAATCCAGTAATGCAAGCTAAAATAATGCTTAACGGTAATGATCGTTTTGCGCAAAGAAAAGGAGAATATTTTTCTTTAGTCCAACCTTACCAACATCACGAAAATACTCCAGATGACTTCCATAAAGGCATAAATGTTTATTCATTCGCTCTAAAACCTGAAGAACATCAACCAAGTGGTACTCTTAATATGTCTCGTATAGATACCGCTGTTCTTTCATTATCCTCATCCATACCAGGAAATATCTACATATATGCCGTAAATTATAATGTATTACGTATATTATCTGGTATGGGTGGTCTCGCTTATTCTAATTAAATATTATATGATATCTATGATATCTATGATATCTATGATATCCATAAAACAATATTCTTATTTTTCAATTTATAATTATTATTATAAGATAATATGATATTATATAAATACTTTGATACATATAATGATATCATTTTAGTGTTTAATCCAGCATTAAATTTATTTTTTTCATTAAAATAGTATGAAATAATATCTTCTAAATAAGGTAAACAACGTTTATTCATCAAATTAGTATATTGAATAGTATTTCTTCTAAATGTTAGATACAAACATTCTTTATCTGTAAGTGTCATATAATTTTTTGTACTTTTCTTTAGTTTATTTATTGTTTTATTATAATCATTATTAAGTTCATAACTATATTTTTTAACTAAATTACATTTTAACATATCACAATTATATTTAATTCTTTTTTCTCTCACTATATCTTTTAAATTCGTCTCTTTTTTTATAAAGATATTTGATGATTTATTAATCTCACTCAACTTTTTAGTTCACAATAGTTTTGCAAATTATTAACAATAATTGCAAAATAATCCTTATTAGTAAAGTTCATGAGAATTAATTAATTATATATTAATCTATATAAATCAATTTTTTATAATATTTATCATTAAAAATTAAAAAATAATATATATACTTTTATATGCAAACTAATCGTAACTAATCGTAACTAATCGTAACTAATCGTAACTAATCATAACTAATCGTAACTAATCATCACATATGATAATCTCTTTAATATATGGTTCTAAAATTTCATCTACAATAAATTCCGGTTTAAAGTCATCATAATTCATGAAAATTTTAAGAAGTTGTTCAGAAAATCCAGAAACAATTGCAGTACCTTCAGTTTTGCAATTTACAGGGAAAACTTCTCTGCTATTAGAATTGAGGTTCCAGAATATAAATTTAGGAGCATCGTAATTATTTGCCTTATATTTTTTAACAATTGTTTTATATACTGTATCTAATGAATCATTAGAATCATTATTTTCAAAAGTGATTCTTTCATTACTACAAGCATCATTAAATTGCATATCCGTAAATACAAACATTTTTTTAGGCATATTTTCTTGGGGAACATTAAATAATTTTGCATAATTTATAATTAAATCATTGCATTTAACAAAATTTGTACTATAACCATAATCGATTTTTAGAAGGTTTGAAATACATTCGTGAAGAGTAGGAATCGAATCGGTATCTTCATCGAGTTTATCAGTCAACTTTACAATTTCTGGGTCTTCGCTAAAAGTAATTAATTTATTCTTAAATTGTCCTGTACAACAAATAGATGTAATAATTCCAAGTGCAATTGCAACTTGTGCAGGAATACTTCCATTTGCAGCATTAAACATAGACCCTGATAAATCTACGACAGATATAGTATTATTAAAATTACCAGATTTCTTAACATTTTCAATAATTGTTCTCCATTGCATTTCTGTAGTTTCGCATATAGGAACATTATCAAAACATCTCATATTTGTGATATAATTACCTACCAATTCGTGAGGAAGAATTCCAGTAACATTGATCTTCTTTTTATTATTTTTTACATCTTCAAGATATTGTTTATATCTTGCTTCATCGTGTTTAATAAATGTATTTTTTAAATTTTTTGAAGCAACGGCGGGAACACTTTCATAATTAATATCTCCCCATTTTTGTTCGCATAATTTTTTTTCGACAATATCAATATGTGTTCTCAAAGGTACCAAATACTCCTTTCTATATTTTTCCATTTTATTTGTATCTTTGCTCCCATAGATAATTGATGCAATTTTTTTTGCATAATGTCTCTTTTTATCGTACTTATCATTTTCGCTAGATACCCATTTAGCACATAGAGATACGCTTTTATTATTACTCAAATTCGCTTTATCTTCAATTAATTTATCAGCAAATAGTCCAAGTTCATACTTTTGATCAGAACTCTTTAACTTATATCCAATATAATTGAGATCCTTCCAGCATCCATATTTTTCAATATACTTTTTAATATTATTAATATATGTAGTAAATTTTTTTTTTCTTAACCACGACATAGCATCGTTTGCTACCTTTTTTTCTTTTTTCCCCTTATCTCTATCACGCCCATTAAAAATAATTGCTACCGTTTTTTTAGGATCTTCTTTCCAACATTTTTCAAGATAATCGTGACTAGTTTGAATATCTAAATCTCTCATAAATAACATAAAATAATCTACGATAATATTATTTGTACTTTTTAAAGCAACTCCTCCATTGTTCGTAGTAGTAATGTTATGTGCGACTTGCATATTTGTTTTATATTAATATATAAATAATCGTTTATATCAATTTTTATTATATTTAGAAAAAATAAGAATTATTAAAATTATTTAGGCAGCTGCAGCTTGCGCTTGTTTGCTTGCAGATGGGGGAAAATGGTGAGAGATTAGTTTTTGTAGAATAAAATAATTGATATCCTCTTTGTCTCCGACATTTAGAATTTTTTTAAGTTTATCATCAGGTAGAATAAAACGCTTGTTCTCTGGTTTGTTGAGGTTGTGTTCCTTTACATAAGTATTGATAAAACGGGTAATATCAGTGCGTGATTTCTCAGTGCCGTGAGGAACACCGATAAAATCACATAGTTCATCTGATATTTTATTGGGTTTAGCAAATCCCGACGGAGAGTTCTTGGCGTTTTGACGTTTCTTTTGGGCTTTCTCGATTATTTTTTGTTGTTTGTCATATTCTTTGCTCAGAACCTTTAGAAGTACTTGAACTTCTTTGAAACTAGTGAAAAGAGTATTTACTTTTTCGATAATAGTACCAACGAGGTTATCTTTAACAGGAGTACCATCTGCATTTACAGGAATGCTAGAATCAGGTTCGACAGTTTCAGGAGCACTTACTACAACAGTCTTAGGCGCTTTAGTATCTTTAGGAGCAGGTGTTTTATCTTCGACTACTTTTGAAACAACACCCTTTTTAGGAGGTTGTTTCAAATCTACAGGTGGCACCGGAGTTACGACCGGAGAAGTGGACGAAGCAGGTTGAGTAGGTTTTTTAGTTTGTGCCATTATGTATTCAGTTTATGAATACATATATTATTATATGTTTATATCATTTTATAACATCACAATTATATTTTATTTATAATAGTTAAACAATGAAAATAAAACGCATTGGTACTTATATTACTGGATTTAAATACTATAAAAATGATATAGAAATTACCGATAAGATTTTGTTAGAAAAAATAAAGAAAATGAAAATTCCTCCAGCGTATGATAATGTTACAATAGTTAATAATAAGAAAATATTAGCATATGGGTATGATAGTAAAAATAGAAAACAGATTATATATAATCCTAAATATATAAATATTCAAAATTGCAAAAAATATAATAAGATTGAAGAATGTAATAAATATTTTTTGAAAATAAAGAATTGTATTTCTAAGGATATAAAATCTACTGATGAAAAAACTAAAATTAATGCTATGATTATAACATTAATATTGTGCTGCGGATTTAGAATTGGTAATAAAAAATACGAAAAAGAAAATAATTCATACGGACTTACAACATTAAAATTATCTCATATAAGTTGTGATTATAAAAAATGCCATATAATTTTCGATTTTATCGGTAAAAAAGGTGTTCGTAATAAATCTGTATGCAAGAATAAATATATATATCAGTATATATCTAAAAAATTAATTGCATATCAAGATAATAAAGAAAACGACGAATACATATTTACTTACAATAATATTCGCATAAATTCAACTGATGTTAATAATTATTTGGAAGATAAATTAGGTGTCAAAATTACTTCTAAAGATTTGCGGACATGGAATGCTAATAATTTATTTACTAAATTTTTAAATAAATCAAATAATTGCAAAAATCCTATTAAAAAAGCTTTAGAATTAACAGCTATCGAATTACATAATACCCCTACAGTATGTAAAAATAGTTATATTGATCCAAGAATTATTGAATATGCAAAAAATCAAATAATTAATAAAAATTGACTTTTTTATTATTATATAATAATAAGATATATAATTATTATTAAATAGTTATGGATATTGATATTGTTAATACTAATATTGAAGAAATGTTAGTTTATCGCGGCGATGATGTTTCCATATTTAAAGAACACTTATTATCTATGAATAAAGAAGATTTCGAGACAGATAGAAATGTTATTGATATTCAAACTTCTAATACATCAGTAATTTATGCTCTTACAAAAAAATTAAGAAAAATGATAATTGATGAACTAAAAGAAAAAATAAAAGATAGTAATAATAATATTAACGATTTTACTAGTAAATACGGGTCAAAAATTAATGTTATATTGATATTTAATAATGAATCAATATCAACAACAGTAAAATCTTTATTAAATAAATATGACAAATTTTTCCAAAAAAACGGAGGACAACTTCAATATTTTACATTGCAACAGTTGATGTTCAATCCTACAAAACACGAGTATGTTCCCACGCATACTAAACTTACAGAAGAAGAAGCAAAAGAATTTATGAAGGAGTATATGACAAGAACTAAGATGCATATGCATGTAATTTTACAAAGCGATCCTATCGCTAAATGGATTGGATTAAAGCATGGAGATATAGTAAAAATAAATAGGTATAATGAAAATAGCGGCGAATCTTTTTCTTATAGGTCTTGTATTTAAAAATATAATATATTTTAAAATAATAGAGTATTAAATAAATAATGTCTACTAGTATAGATACATCACAAAATATTATTTATAAAGATTTATACAAAGTGTTTGGCGAACTGCTATCAATTATTAAAAAAAATTCAATTAGTACCTTTAAAGAAGATGGTACTATTAGAGATATAAATAATGCTAATACAATTTTTCAAGCGGCAATAACATATTTATTACCATCTTTTGAAGGTACTTTAACTAGCGGTGGTTATTCTACAACTGATAAATTACCAATCCCTGCAGAAAATTCTACTGAATTAAAAATACTTCAAACCACAACTTTTAATAATGAATTTTTTAAAAACACGTTAAGTAATTGTTTTAATTTAAATATCGACCAATCTAAATATGTGAGCGAAGCATCCGGCGTAACTAATGCAGAAATAGAAAAATTAGTTGCAAACGGTACTAAAATAAAACAACACTTACATTATTATAATAAAATAATAACTGAATCGGGAATAGGCGGTACTAAACTACAATTTGATGAAGCAATTGTCAAAAATATATATTATACAATATTTTTATTAGATATTTATATTAAAATAATTGAAGCATTTTTAACAGTTGAATTTAATGTAAATTATCAAAATAATCAATCTTATTGGGATAATACACGATTAGAAGTCTTATCTAATACTTATGTTGAGACTAATCCAGATTATAATAGATTAGTAAATTTTTCTCAATTAGCGAGTTCATATGATAATAAAAAATATGTAAAAGATTATACAAAAATACACATAGTTACAAAACCCTTATTAAAACAAGATAGTGTTGGAGTTGCAAGAGGTTTATTTATTATAGAACCAGATAATGATAAATACAGATATGCTGAATCTGGTTTATATTTATATATTGGAAATGATTTTGAAGATCATAGTGCTTCATTACGTTATTTTGATATAAGCGAAATGAGAGCAGCTTCAACATCAAGACCTGGTTCTAAACCAGCAAATATATTACAGCAAGTAAATAATAATTATACATTTGAAGATAGATACGGTAGTTTAGCAGATGGTGTGAGTTTAATAACTGGGACAGATAAATATAGTTATGGATACAAACAATATAATTTTAATGATGTTCCTGGAGGAAATTTTACAGAAGATAAAAAACCTTATCAAAAATTTATAAGAACATTTTTAATAATGTTAAGAAATATAAAATATTCAAACTTGAATTCAACTTTAGAATATTTAAAAGTATTTTTTAAAGGTCTTAAGAAATTATTATTATCTTCAATTTACTCAATAAATATTTATTATAATTTAGCATATTCTTTAAAAAATTGCTTATTATTAAATTATCCAAAATATAAAGCGAGTGAAGATACCACAACTACAGCTAATAAGTTTATAAATTACATTACTGACTCTGCTACACTTACTCCACCATCTGATGCAGAAATTGATAAATATCACTTTAATACAGACTATGAAAAAACATTTGTTTACAAAGTTAGTAAATCATCTGCAAATTTTAAAGCAGTTCTTGATAAAAACATTGAATTATTAGAAAATAATATAAATATAAATATAGGCCCAGCTTCTAATAGCATGCATTCATATGTCCCGGACGAAAATCATTTAATATATACTAGTTTCGTATATGATTCTTTAAATAATAGTATAAACCCTTATACAGGAGAAAGTATTCCCGCTAGTCAAAAAACTAAAGATAAATTAATTAGAGAAACGCTTGAAACTAAAATAAGATATTCAATACTTATACCTCATTATAATATTCTTCTCAGTATAGAAGAAGTTAACATAAGTAATGGTAATAATCCAATAATATTATTAAAAGAATTTGAAAGTATATTAAAAGATAAACCTTTAGAAGCAGGAAGTACAACTAAATATTTACACCAAAATATAGCAGTATATTTATACGAAAATTCAATCTATGAATTAAAAAACACAAATGACCGTTTAAAATCTTCGATAGAACATATTGATAAAAATATTAATTCAAATAAAACAAAAATTTTAAATAATACTTCATTATATGAAGTTAATAAATCTAAAAATACAATATTATATTATGAATATGTTATATATATTGCAATAATTGCAATAATACTCGCTGTAATATTTATTATTAATATCGCTAGAATTGACAAATCATTGATAAGAATAATATCAGCAGGTTGTTTTGGAATAACTATATTAATGTTAGCAGTATATTATATAATTCATGTATTATTCATTACTGAAAGTTATATAGAAACATTTACTGCAAGCGCACAAAATACCGCAGTTTACTCTACATCTATATGTAATAATGATTGTATTGAACCAGGAGCTTCTATAACAGGAGCAAATAAAGTAGAATACGATCCTGTTATTTTAGCAAACAAAAAATCTCTTGTTGTAAATCGATTAACAGATAGAGCAAAAGACTTAATAAATGTAATTAAAATGACATTTTATTATACTGATACTCAAACATTATTTAATAAAGAAAATGATTTAAATAGTTTAATATCAAATAGATATAATGATAAAAATTATGTTAATTATTTCCTTGAAAATAAAACAGGAGATGCACACTTAAATACAGATGTAATAAAATATGAAAATGCTAATTATGATGTATATATATTTTCAATTATATTACTTGCAATAATAATTGTAGGTTTTTATACTATTAATCTTTTTACAAATAATATATATATGGGAGTACTCTTTTTAATCGCTATTATTTTGATAATTTGTTTATTTACCTATTTCATTATTAATATTAACAAAATTGTTAGAACTGTATCATCTAACTATTATTGGGGCAGAGAATTTGAGAAAACTTATGAAAATTTTGAAAATCCTCTAAAAGAAGATTATGAGGAAGAGGAGGAGGAGGAAGAGGATAATCCTAATTCTAATACTTCCAAAACTACTCCTGTTGATACTCCTAATACTTCCAAAACTACTCCTGTTACTACTCCTGCTACTTCTGTTACTCCTGCTACTCCTGTTACTCCTGATACTACTCCTGTTACTACTCCTGCTACTTCTGTTACTCCTGTTACTCCTGATACTACTCCTGTTACTACTCCTGCTACTTCTGTTACTCCTGCTACTCCTGTTACTCCTGATACTACTCCTGATATCGCTTCAAGGACTACATAAAGTTATAATAAAGCAGATGTTTTAATTAAAAACACAAAATCTGTTCAAAACGCAGGACAACTAATACAAAATACAAAAGCTGTTGATATAAATGAAATATCTATGCAAAATAAATCTGAAGAAAAAAAAACAGAAGAACCTATAAAATTCATAAAATCTTCACAGAATAAATAGAGAATAATCATAACAATATATATTATACATTTTTATCTATTTTTATTTACGCCTAATAATTTTTTAATTTTTGCTTTCTTGTTTTATATTTTACATATACAACATCTCTATTATACGCTCCTTTAAATATATTTTCATATTTTTTCTTTTGGTATTCCTCTTATAACATTTGTTATATATATTTTTAGTTTTCTTGTGTTAATCCATCTAACTTTTGTAATCTTGACTTTAACATACTAAAATAATTTTTAATACTATTTGTAAAATATAAAAAATAATATATATATATATATATATATGTCAATTCATACAATTGGAGATAGTCATTCAGGTAATGGTTGGACTGGAATAATACAGCATCATTTAGGACCAGTTTTATGTTATAGTTTTGGGAAAGAAAAATTAAATAGATGCGATATTCGCAACTTCAATATTAAAGATGGTGACACTATTGTTTTTTGTTTAGGTGAAATAGATTGTAGATGTCATATCAATAAACACATAACAGAAACAACAAGATATCAAGATATTATAAACAATATTGTTGATAATTATTTCGAAGCAATTGAATTAAATGTATCCATTTCACAAATTAAACTTAAAAATGTATGTGTTTATAATGTTGTCCCACCTATTCAAAAATATAATACTTCGGAAAATCCTGAATATCCATATTTGGGAACAGATGAAGAACGAAAACAATATACTTTATATTTTAACGAAAAATTAAAAGAAAAATGTATTGAAAAAGAATATATATTCTTTGATATTTATAATAATTATATAGATGAAAATGGATATTTAAGAAAAGATTTAAGTGATGGCATTGTTCATATTGGTAATGGTATTTATATAAGTAATTTTATAAAAGAAAATAATTTATAAAATAATCGACGTTTTTAATGTCTAAAGGTGTATAATAATAAAAATACTTATGAATAATTCCATATATTATTAAAATGGCAACACTAGAATATACTTCAGAAACAGAAGAGACAGAAGAGACAGAAGAGACAGAAGAAACAGAAGAGACAGAAGAGACAGAAGATACAGAAGAAACAGAAGAAACAGAAGAGATAGAAGACACTGAAGACACTGAAGAATTAGAAAATATAGATGATGTAGAAGAATATCATGATGATAATACTCTTTTATATACAAATCAATTAGAAGAGGTTATCAATAAAAATATTAATACATTATATAACAATAATAATTTTAATAAATTTCAAGACGAGTTAGATGATAAAAATAATAATATGATATATCTAATATTGAATAATAACAATAATCCAAGGCAAAGTTCTTTAAATCTTAAAAAACATCCTATAAATAAGAAAGTCTATAAATTTTATAATAGATATAATACTATTGAAAAAAAATTTTTTGATATTTTGCCAGAAAATGATAAGATAAATTTAGTTAATATAGAAGAAAGTGTTGATAACTGTCGTATTATTACCGAAGTTCCTATTCGTTTTAAGATACTCAATTCAGATATTAATATACGTACAAAAAAAAGTATACTAACTAAAATTGAAAGTTTTAATAAAATGAACAATAATTCATCCGAATATTATAAACTTAGTTCATGGTTATTAGCATTAAATAATATTCCTTTTAATAAATTTTATGAAATACCTATTAAAATTACAGACGGCAATGAATCTATATGTAAATTTTTAAATAATATAAGAGAACGTATGGACGAGACTGTATTTGGTCATAAAGATGCAAAAGAGCAAATAGTAAGAGTTTTAGCGCAATTAATATCATTTCCAAAAGCATCAGGATATATCATTGGAATACAAGGAAGTGCAGGTGTTGGAAAAACAAAACTTATAAAAGAAGGTATTTGTAATGCTCTAAATTATCCTAATGTTTTTATATCACTTAGTGGTACAGACGATTCATCTTTTCTTAAGGGTCATTCTTATACATATGAAGGTTCTACTTATGGTAAAATATGCGAATCATTAATGAAAACTGGAATAATGAATCCTCTAATATTATTTGACGAATTAGATAAAGTTTCTAATACATATAAAGGTCAAGAAATTATAAATACACTGATACATATTACAGACCCTGTTCAAAATGATAAATTTAATGACAGATATTTTGAAGAAATAGATATTGATATTTCTCGTTCTATGATTATATTTACATATAATGATGATACATTAATAAACCCTATTTTAAGAGATAGAATGATTGTAATAAATGTCAATGGATACAATTGTGAAGAAAAGATAGTTTTAGCGAGAGATTATATTATACCTGAAATATTAAAACAATATAATTTAAATAAGGGTGATATCATATTTACAAATGAATTATTAAAATATATCATAAATGATGTTGAAAATGAAGATGGTGTTCGTAATTTAAAAAGAGCGATTAATAATACTGTATCTTGGATTAATATGATGATATATGTTCCAATTGATTCTATTAAAATATCATTACCTTTTAATGTTACTAATATTTTCTATGATAAATATTGTAAAAAAAAGATTAATATTTCGTCTAATAAATATAATGCATTATATTTATAATATATTTATTTTTTATAATATATTTTATTTTTTATAATTATATTTATTAGAATATAATGTCATTGACAAATACAAATGATTTAAATACATTTTTATTTTTTGGTTGTTGGAATAATATTAATTGCAAAGAAGATAATTTCTTATATAGAGATATAGTATTATATTCTATTAAAGAATTAGAAAAACCAGTTGATACATTATATATCGCTGGTGATAACTGGTATAATTTTTTAATTGAAAACAACGAAGATTTAAAAAATATAATAAAAAAAGAAAATAATAAAATTAAAGATAATGAGTTAGTACATTATTTAACACCTGTATTAATATCAGGATATTATTTATTATACGATATGAAAAAAGATGTATATATTTGTGTTGGTAATCACGATGAGGTAAAAGATAGTCAGGATGATGACAGTACTGCAAATGGTAACTTAATATCTCCAAGAAAAGATGATTGTATGATAAAAACACAAAAATATTTTATGTCTAAGATAAAAAATAATAGTGACGAAGATAAGGTTTTATTGAATTATAATGCACAGATTCCTAAATTAGAAAACCCGGATGAGAACCCTATCTTTAAATTTATTTCAGAAGTTACTAGTGAAAATGAAGAATTGTATTTAGAAAATTTGGATAGTAAAATTGATATTAGAAGACATAATGATAAAAAAGAAAAAGAGATATTGCTATTTAGTGGCAGAGAGATTGGAATTAAATATTCTAAAAATTATATTATGATAATTATTAATACTAATAATTTAGATTTAGTTTATATTGCAAATATTAATCAAACTATAACAGATGAAAGAAGAAAAAATGACGATAAACAAATATTTGTTATGGGACATTTTCCTTTATTCTTTGTTAAAAATAACAGCACTACAAAAAAAGATGAATTACTACAAAACGTTGAAATTGCACAGAATATATTAGATGCTTTATATGAAACACTTGTAATAAATAATTGTATTTATCTGTGTGCTGATTGTCATAATTTCAACATAATGAAAATAAGTAAGAAAATAGACTTAACTGATTATTCTTTAATCCAAATAATGTCTGGAACAGGTGGTGCAGACCCTGATTTAGTTAATAAAGTAATACCAAACTATGATATGATTAAAAGAACGACATCTAACGATACTATTATACTTATGCGGTCAGAAACTCCAATTAATAATTATTTGATAGAATATAACACTATAAATTCATATGGATATTGTAAAATAATAGTTGATAAAGAGATAAGAGTAATATATAATAAACTAATAAGTGCTGAAAAAAATAAGGAATGGAAAAGTGTAAAGGATAAATCTAGTATTATTTTAGAAGATAAACTCAACTATCAGTATTGTATAAAAAATAATGATGTATTTTTTTATAAAGTATCCGGTGATATTGTATATAGCGCTTCTAAACAAAATTCTTCATTATCTGATATAAATAATACTGAAAAAATACAAAAAATAGCAAAAAGTTCAGTAGCATATATGAACTTATATTGTAGCGGCGACTATATGAAATTTAATCACGTTATAAAAAATAAAGATAATACGAAGGTATGTTTTAATAGAGCATACAAAATAAAGAAAAATAAAATAGGGAAAAAAAAGAAAGAAGATAAAACCAAAACCGAAACCGAAACTAAAACTGAAACTGAAACTGAAACTAAAACTAAAACTAAAACTGAAACTGAAACTAAAACTGAAACTAAAACTGAAACTAAAACTAAAACTGAAGATGATATAGAAGAAAGAAAAGAAAATAAGGAAAAGTAAATAAGGAAAAGAAAATAAGGAAAAGAAAATAAGGAAATGAAAATAAAACAGGAGATGTAAAAAATAAAAATGATATTATAATTTATAATATAATATTAGTATAAATATGTTATATAATTACATTATATTAGCTTCTTTAATAATAATTTCTATAATATGCATATCGTTTGCTATTTATTATATAATGTATTATTCCTTTAATAATTCGAATAATATTATTTATATGTCAGTACAAGAAACATCTAAATTTTTAAAAGACGATGAAGACAAATATGTAAGTAATTTTTCTGCTTTAGATTTATATGCTAGAAATGTTAATACTTCAAAAGATTATATAGAAATAATTCAAATGCGTTCATCTTCATTTACAGAAAGCGAGATTCAACTATTAAATAGATGTGCATTATCTGCTGATAATTTATTACATAATATAAAAATTAATGATATTGATTATGCTAAATACATTAATTTGAATGAATTAGCGAATGTTAAATGGGTTTTCTCTAAGACAAATTTAAAAACAGGTAAGGGTGAAATAAATTATGAAAATGGTTTGCCTCATACTAGAAAAAACGTAATATTTTTATCAAATTATGTTCTTACAAACGACGAGGATGAATTGATTAAAATATTAATTCACGAAAAAATACATGTATATCAGAGAAATAATGAAGATATATTTAAAAATATAATTGTAAAAATGGGATACATCGAATTAACCGACGAAATGATTAGTAATAATACTGAATTAATTAAACAAATTAAATACAAAAGGTCTAACCCTGATATAAATAAAAAACTTTATAAAAAAATATCGACAAATAAGATTTCTATATGTACTTATAAAAACGATACTCCTTCTGGAATAAATGATGTATCGGGTGATTATTACGAAGAACACCCTTATGAAGAAATAGCATATGAATTGTCCGAATATATTTACAAAAAAAATAAAATAGAAAAATATAAGAACATATAAGAACATATAAGAACATATAAGAAAATATATGAAAATATAAGAACAAACATGAGTTAAGAATATATAAAATAATATCTATATTAAGTATATAAATGGATGAAGTACTTAAGCAAGCGCCAGATGAAATGACATATGACGAAGTTGAACTAATTTTTAATAAAAATGATAAAAATATCTTAAATACTCTAATAGAATTATGGAAAGTTAAAGAAAATACTATTAAAAATGTTTCTGAAACACAGTGTAAATGGGATAGTATAAGAGAATTATGCGACGATTATGATAATGAAATGAAAAAAACGTTAGATAATGCAAGAAAAAATTCAACAATTAATGAAATTTAAGAATATTTAAGAATATTTAAGAATAATATTTATTCTAATAAATTTTTAATATGGTTAAGTTCTGTTTTATAATTATCAGATGGTGTTTCTAATATAATTATTGGGATTTTTTTTGTACTTAGATTTGATATAAAATTATTCATATTATCAACAGATATTTGTCCATCTAACATTACAGAATGACGATCCTTCAAGTCTCCTTTTTTCACTAAACTGTTATTTAGATGAATAACAATTACATCACTACTATTTTTTTTAAATAATATATTATATGCTTCTATTAATTCATAACCTAGTGCCCAAGTATGTGCTGTATCAAAACATATTCCCAAATACTTTTGTTGTTCTTTTGAAAAGTTATTATAAAAGTCAACAAAATCATTTAAATCTGTTAAAAGTTCGGTTCCTTGTCCCGCAGGAGTTTCAATGATTAATTTTGTTTTTAATTTTTTACTATCCATTTCTTTTATTATATATTTTATTGCATTTCTCATATTTTGTAAACCTTTTTCTTTTGATAATCCAACATGTTTTCCAACATGCAATACAATACCTTCTGCATTCATCATATCTGCAATTACCAATTGATTAATTAACAATTTAATCCAATAACAATCTTCTAATAACATAGTCCTCTTGCATTCTACAGGGTCTTTAGCAATATTTATAGTATATGGAGCATGTATTATAATTTTAAATTTTTCTTCTTTAAGATATTTTTGTACAAATGGTGCTATTTTAATATAAGTATCCATATTTGTTATAGTATTACTTCGAGGGTTAGACACAAATATTTGTAAAGCATTTCCACCATTATTTTTAATATTATTCATTGTTTCTATAATACCGCGCTCATCTCGTTTTATATGCGCACCTATGTATATTTTTCTTATCATACTTATACTATTAATATAGTTATAAATAATAATATAATACCTATATCAATTTTTGATACTTTTATTTGCATAAATAAAAAAGAATAATTTAGCAATTCTTTTAACTATTCTATAATAGTAGAATTACCATATCTAAGATAAATCATCTGAATAATAATCACTTTCATCGTCAGATAGTATATCACAATCATAATAATAATCGTCGCTTTTATAACTACAAGACGCATTATCTTCATCATACATATCTTCATATAAATATACTTCGTCATTATCTTCAGTATTTACATTGATATTTTTCTTATGATTATTGTAATATTCATACTTTTTATTTATATTTTTATAGTGAGTATTAATATCACAATTTTCTTCTTTAATTTTCTCTTTAAATTCATAATCTAGATAATCTCTATGTGCTGTAGTAAAGAAACTCTTGGGTGGATTTAATTTTTTATTAAAATTATCAACAATTATGTTCTTATACTCATTCTCTAAATTTTTTCTATCATAATTCTTGTTATCTCCGTAAAAATCAATATAGTTATTAATAACAGAGAACATTCTCTTAATTTTAATATTATCAATGCTATATTTACACACCATAAGATATTTTGTATAGGAATCATATAATTCCTTAATATAATAAATTTTATGAGATGTATCTGTTATATAATTATCATTATTTAAAATATTAGCAAACTCTACAAATGAATAATATTCCATATGTGTATTAATTATAATTTAGAATATAATAATTATTCTATCAATTTTTATTATTATATCATTTTTATCATCGGTTTATGTAATATTTATGTAACAGTATAAAATGTCATATTTTTAAAAAAAAAATATAAAAAATGACAGGGTAAATAAGGATATTTTGTCATCACTAAAGGACGTCTGGATATTCTGGATATCAAGATTAACAAATACTAGCGTATCTTTCATATCTTGTGTTGTAAATTTGTCAACAAAAACTTTTTCTAGATATATTAGAACTAATATAAAAAGAGATATGACGACTAATATTGTTACTGATACTAATGCCATTGCTAAAAGCAACGATGATGATTTGATAATGTGTAATTATCTTGTAGAACAAATGAAACTAGAAAAAAATCGCGATGCTCTTCGTAAATGTCATTTTGAATTTAACATTATAAGCAAAAAGTTTCCGCCTCAAAAAAATGAATATAAGTTTATATATGGTAAACTCGGTGAAAAAGCGTTAATTTCTATGTTCCAAAATATCGGAATTAACAGTTTAGATTTGGATATGCAGCATAAAATAGGGTCAGAATATAAAAATGATATTCAGATGAACAATACGAGGTTTTCTATAAAGGTTAAATTAAATGATAAGGGAGATGTTATAATGATTAATTGTAAGAGCAAAAAAGACCATAATTTGGATGATATTAACACTATAGTAGTTGTTATAAATAGCGGTTTAATTTATGTAATACCTAAAACATTTAATACGGATAATTATTTAAAAAGAGATGCTGGAAGTATCTCGTATAAAAGCAAGCTTTTTACTCATATAAAAAAGAATAATCCAGAATATATTTATAAATTTCCAGATCTACTTCAAGAAGAAATAGATAAGGTAAATGAAACAATTGAAGTTGACATATATAATCAAATATTTGATGAACATATCAAGCAATAAGTTTCTAGTGTTAAATCTACAATATAACTAATTACATCAACATTAACAGAATTTCCAAATTGTTTATATGCAACCTTATCATTATTATGAATAATGAAGTTTTCTGGAAAAGATTGTAATCTTGCACATTCTCTAGGTGTTATATATCTTTTTTCCCTTGCATATATAGGTGTTTGTACTATTGCAACTAATGTAGGAAAATAATTAGTTTTTTTAATTCTAATACCTGATTGTCTTAACTGAATAAAATAATTCCAAATACTATCATTAGTCTTTTTCTTACCCGCCTGCCATTCTAATTTTCCATTAATTTCTTTTTTTAATAATACTTCTTTATGTTTGATATACCATTCATCCCATTCTTCTTTATATTTATTATAAAGTCGCGAGTTTTTAGTAATATAGTCTTTTTTCCATACAGGCAACTTATTAAATTCTTCTTCTGAATATTTTCTATAAAATTCATTACATAATATCGTAGGACTTAATGATTCGTTTGTGTCAAATTTTTGTATCATTTCATCCCATATATTTAAAATATTTTCAATTTCCTTTGATATTTTATATTTAGATGTAAGTGTTTTATCAGTTTCTATGATTTTTTCAATATTAATAGGTATATTTGGTAATGTAAATTTAATAACCTTATCTTTATCATAAATTGATTCATTTATGCATACAAATATAACTCTTTCTCTCTGTTGAGGAATACCCAAGTTATGTGGCGATAATTCAAAAATAGTGTCTTCTTTATTAACATAATATCCTGTTTCATTTATTCTTTTAATTATATGATTGAATGTGTTGCCATTATCTATTTTTTTGATATGTTTAACATTTTCTAAAAACATAAACATTGGTTTTTTCTCATCTGCTATTCTTAATATATCTTCAAATAATGTTCCTCTAGGATCATTTAGATTTCCCTTTTTTCCAGCATTTGAATATGATTGACAAGGAAATCCAGCACATAATATATCAAAATCAGGTAGTTTCTTTTCATCAACTTTTTTTATATCTTTTTCTGGAGTGATACCATAATTTTCTTTATAAACATCTCTGCATTTTTCATCAATATCACATGCCATTACGCATTTATAATTATGCCTGATTAATGCTTGATGAAATCCACCAATGCCGCAAAATAAGTCTATAAACTTAAGTTCTTTACTTTGCATATTAATAATTTATATAATAAATAACTTATATAATAATCAATTTTTGTTTTTTATCTAGTGTAATATTTTTGCTATTATTTTATTAATTTGTTCATTTATCTTATCTATATCGACATTTTGCGAATGTTTATATTCTATATATAAAGTTTTAATATTTTCATTATCATATCTCATTATTAGAGATAATCGATTCGATATTTTATATTCTTTTATAGTATATTCGCATATATTATCAATATCATTAGTGCAGGGGAATGTGTAGTTAGGTTGTTTATCATGTTTTGATACAATTACTAAAATATCATTTATAATATCTAGTTGTTTTTTAATTTTTGTATATACGTATTGATTATCATTTGATAATTCATAAGTATATACCCTATCTTTATGAAAATATGATTTGTATTTTTCTACGCGATTTTTCTTATAAATATTATCTATTATTTTTTCTATCTTATCACATGTCATAACATTTATAGAGTTTTCATTTTTACTATTTATGAAATAAATTTCAATCAAATTAACATTATCATTTGAAATATAATTGTTAATATTTACTTTTGAAATCATTGTAAATTATAAAATATATATATATATCATTTTTTAGTATTTATATATAAAAAATTGATAGAACTATATAATTATATTTTAAATAAATTATGAATATAGATTATAAATTATATAATTTACAAGACGAAATCAACAAATATTCAAATAAAAATATAGATAGGGCAGAGGAACAATCAAATCAATATAATAAACACAAGGTTCGCGATGATTTTTGTAATATATTACAAAAAAATCTTTATATTTCTTCTCTAGAAGCAGCAGATTTAGAAATTGGTGTTTTTAATTGTACG